TTAAAGTCAACACTCATTAGCTTTGAACCAGACTGTGAAAGTTGCTCATACCATGAAGGTGGAGCAACAAACCATCTTCCTTCTTCAGGAACATTTTGTTCGTCTAGTAATTTAGCCATAAATGCCATAACGTCTAACGGGTCAGCTCCTGTTCCATCAGACCCAGTTAAGTCAATAGAATTTGAGCCACCTTGATGCTGTCCCATAGTTTGGGTAGCAGCAGCAGCGTCAGCACCTATTGCATGGTCTGGACTTGATGTTGAAACACCTGAAAACATAGCAGCTATAACAGCAGCGTCATATGAATCTCTTAATGCATATGCAGCAGATGATGTAGCGACCTCTTTGAAGTTGACATGTGACATGTTAGTTTCAATATCATCTACGATGAATTTGAAAGCTTTAGCACTATCAACAACCAAAGTAAGTTCTTGGTCTGTTAATCTAGTTTCAGTTGTATCTGAATTTCTTGTATAGTCAGATACAGAAATTACAGGTTCTTTGATAATCTTTACAGAGTCTCCATAAGCAGATATTTCACCAGCATAGTCGGTGTTTGTAATAGCTTCTACTACTGAGCTCTTTCTAAAAAAGTTTAAAACCTTTCTAGAATAAATACTAGGTAGGAAGTAGCTATTAGTTTGTCCACTTACGGAGTTAGCAAAGTTAGCATCGGTATCGGTTGAGGGTTCAAAATATTGAGCCATGATACTTTCTCCTTTATGTTATAATAGTTTACTTAACGATTCTGCCTTCTTGCATAGCATCTGATATTTCCTTTTCGTATTTATCAAACTCATCCATGCTCATTGCAGCAATCTCCCTTTCGGACCAAATCTTTTCCTGTTTAGGTTCAACACTTGTTGTTTTAGTTGAGACCATATCAGCAGCAGATTTTTTAGTCCTAGAAGATGACTTAGTCTCTTTAGGAACATCCATACCAATATCTCTTTTAAATAAATCTAAAGCTCTTGAAGCTAAATCGGCATCATTA